TGACAGTAACAGAATTAGAATTGCTCATGCGGTGTAACCTTCACTTACAAATAGTTTACCCTCTAAATAATAGTTTTTGTTACCCCCTGGTTCTGTTAGTAATACGTCATAAAATAAAATATCTGGAGTGAAATTTGCTGTATCAGTATCAGATAAATTCATATCAATAATTCCATTACCTCTATCTGTATAAGTTATAGCCCAATCTGCATATTTTGTGGAGCGTGATTCATCATAAACTTGTGCTTCTACTGTATATCCGTTCAAACTTATTGCTGATCCAGTGGAATCCTTAAATGTCAACTTGATAGGAAAATCTGCTCTACGTTGAACAGTAAAATTCTTTTTTCCTGGAATAATTGCCATTTATACTCCCATTTCCATAGCTATAAGAGAAGAAGCAAATCTTCCCTGTTGAGCAGAATCTCCATCACCGTTTGACCTGTTTATATTAATTGTTTTTGTTTGGCTTGAATCATGTCTAAAAGCTAAATTGTAAGTTTGAGTTGATGTACTTGCTGGACTATGTATAAAAGCTAAGTTTACTGTTTCAACTCCACCTGTATGACCTTGAAACCCACCCATAGACGACCTCACTCTACTACCAGCAGCATCTCCAATTGCATCTGTACAATGACTGCCATTAACTTTTAGTACCATAAAAAATGGCATTGTAGAGCTCCAACCAACTGTTACTGTTGCAATAATAAGAATTTTGCTTGAATTTAAAGTAGGTGTTATAGCAACATTAAAACCTGTATAATCATAATCACTTTGAGTAGCTACACTTGCTGAAGCTGTATCTTTTTTAACTGTCATAACAGTTTGTATTATGCCACCAGCAGTAGCACCACTTGGTAGCCCACCGACAGGAACGATTGAATTGACTTTAAGTTGGCTCATGCTGCTACCTCATATGCGATAATTTTTGATACTTTTTTATTAAAACCGACAGTTCCTTGTGCAGACACTGATCTAAATTGATACCTGTATGTAATTTCATTTGTTGTATTTGGACTATGGGTGTAACACATTGTATTGAATCCATCAACCGAGGTGTTATGAGCAGCCATAGAATATCCATCTTGGTTTGAGTCCACAACAGTTTGACTTATTCCAGAATGATTAAAAGTTAGACGTGCAGAAAAATTAATATTTCCTCCACCTGTGCCTCCATGAAAACTTGTTATTAAAATTATTGTTGAACTTGCAAAAAGTGGAGTAAAAAGAAGATCAAGACCTGTTACGTCAATATAAGTATCTCCCGAAGTAGAGGCTTGTGCTAAATCATTGGAGGGAGTACATTTCGCTTGAAGAATTTTTCCAAACGGAAAAGCTGAACCATCTGTTTCAGTTATGGCATTAACTTTTAATGTGCTCATGGCTTGGGATATTTAGCTTTTACAGCAGCAACATGATCTTTCCATGTTGTCGTTCCATTAATAGCATCTTTGTACTGCATATCTAACTGATCGCCTATAGATGCATAAATTGTATCTGTTGTACCAGCTTCTCCTGTTCTTTGACGTTGATATAGAGTTGCAGCAGCTTCAGCATCTAAAGTTGCTCTTGCAGCATCTATTTTAGCTTGGTCAAGGGATACAGCGTTACCGCTTCCGTCAAAAGCACCAGCACCATCATCAATAGAAACCACGGTTCCAGCATATGCTTTGTAAATTGCTTCGTGATCGTAATTCATCGTCAGTTTTTAATTAGATTATACACGGAAGTAATCATACTGACACCTCCATAACTGTTATATAACTCATTGGTCTTTCATGAAAGCGATGATCAGTATCTCCCACAGTTCTATTGAAATAAAAGGTGTGATTATCAGTTCCACCATGTTCCATAACACTTATAGAATAAGTTATAGTTGTTCCAGCAGCTTGTGATGGCGAATCTAAATAAGGCACAATAGCTGAAGTACTGGTGGTTGAATCTTGGTCGTTAGCATTAAAACCAATACTCATATTTCTTGTAACAGCCACTCTGTTTCCACTTGCTGTTCCAACCGCTATTGAAGTGCCAGAACCCCCTATCGTTCTTCTCATAACAAAACCAACATCATGATCTTGCTGTGAAGATTCTCCAGAAATTGCAGCAGATATTAGAAATCTTGAATTTGCATTTATTGATGTAATGTCTACAGTTAAAGGAGTAGCATTTAAAGTTGTTGTACTTCCTAATGAGACTGAACTTGTAGCTGTTACGTTAGTTGCAACAACTTGAATTATTCCTCCACCACCGCCTGTTGGTACTCCTGATACTGGTATTATGCTGTTGACTTTAAGTTGACTCATAATTTAAACGACTGTCCAGGTTTCACCAGCACCAACTGTAACTGTTACCCCTGATTGTATAGTAATCGGACCAAAGCTGCCAGCGTTTTGTCCATTAGTAATAGTATAACTCTGTGTAACTGTTTGGTCATTTTCCCAAAAGATATTGTCACCTCCAGCACCTTGAGCACCAGCACCAGCAGCAGCCCAACTTAAC